ACCTGTTCTGTCATATCTACCTAAACCACCAACGATAGCTGCAGGTAAAGCAAACTGAGGTGCTACAACAGCTGCAATAGGTGCAGCAACTTCTGCAATTCTTGCTATTTCATTTGGTATAAGTTTACGAACTAGACTTCCTAATCCATATTTCTGTCGGATAGAACTTACGGTCATTCCACCTTTATTACGTAACTGTCTTTGCATTTGAGCTCTTGTTATCATATGTATTTCAATTATTTTTTTAGGCAGGAATTTCACCTGAGTTTATCAACTTACTAGGTTTTTCCTAGTAAATCAAGACTATGTTATAGTATCTCTAGGTTTAATTTCTAGAGCAGACAACACCACATGTAGTCTATTTGCTGTTGCTGCTGTTACTTTTAATACTTCGCTTTCCTCTAATACTAGAGGATTTGTTAATAATTCTGTGGTCGCATTTGCTGATATAGATTTAGTCTTAAATAAACTAAATACAGCATCACTTGTGTTAGTAATAGTGACCGTTATGGTATCAGCATTACCAGAGTCCTCAGATACAAGTATGGACTTAATAACACCTGTTGTAGCTGTAGGTACAGTATATAGTGTTGTAGCACTTGTTGTAGTTAAATCTACTTTTTTATTTACAAAAGAATTTGCCATTATGCTAAGAAAAAGTTAAACGCTTCAATCTCATCTTTTACATCTTGTTGAAACGTTGTGTTAAGTTTTTGTATTACACTATCAACATCTCTAACAAATGATTGTTGTACTTGTTGATCGTATTCTTTATTAGGTTGTGTTAAAGCTTGTACAATTCTAGCCATTATCTTCTTCCATCGGGTTGATAGTCTATTCTAAATGTGCCTAATTTCCAAAACTGACTTGTACTTGTATTATCTATTTTTAATGATATCGATCTAGCTCTAGCACGTGTATCTATTTTTTGTGTACCACTTGTCACTGTAAACGGACCAAGTGTTGAACTAGCTGCCGTGTCATTTGGAAAGTCTCTTAAATTTAATGTTATTCTTGCATCACCTGTTTGTGATAAAAAGTCTGGTATCACTCTTCTTATTTTCATCATAAACTCACCATCACCTGCTAATCCTTGTTGTCCAATATCAAAATCTCCAGACTCAATACTTGCAGTAATTGATGTAGTTGCACCTTCTCTTATTTGATCTAATCCTGTTTCGTGTTCATAGTAATAACTAACACCATCTGAATTACCTTGTACAAATGTTGAAGAACCTGATGTACCATTAGAACTTGTATCGTATTCTGTTGCATGAGGTTTACCAAACACAGCAGAGTCTTGCCATGAAGTTCTTGCTAGTGTTCCTGTAGTCCATACTGGTCGCTCGGGGCTTGAGTCTAGATAATTGTATGCTACCATTCTATTAACTGTTCCTGATCCTGAGTTAGGATAAAACCACATCACTTCACCAAACAAGTTATTTAATCCTGCATTGATATGTTGTTTAGGAATTGTATTAATATCATCGTAAACATGATCTTCAACTAAACACGGTAATGATTCTAGTTTACCTGTGTATCTAAAGAAACCATTCTCAGACATCCAGTAAGCTGTACCATCAACCTCTACCGCTGCGTTCTGTCCAATCAATCCACAGTTTGTACCTACTTGTTGAAATGAGAAAGTAAATGGTGGACCAACAAATCTCATAATAAATAATGCTGTATCTGTCCAAACGTAAATAGCGTCTCGACCTCTAATAGCTCCAACAATTTTTGATCCGTCTGCAAGTCTCTGTGTACCTGCTGTGTTTGTTGCTGATGGTGTATAAGTATTAATATCCTCTTGAGAAGAGAACCTTATAAACATAGGGTCTTGTGTTGATTTAGTTCCAATCGTTGTTTCTGTACCAAAGAATACTAAGTGTCTATCGGGTGTAGATACTAAACTAAATGCAGAAGCTGTTGGTGCGCTAGTTATAATTGTTGCTCTTGTATTATTAGCTCCTGTAGGATTAGAATCCCATTCAAAACTTTCACCACCATTAATCGTTGCAACAAGTTTATTACCAAAATTATCTAATGACCATAATCCTGGCGCAGTTACAATGTCTCCTGATGCTGCAGCGTTCCAAGAAAAATAATTTGATGCATCGGTTACAGTTGCTCCTGATGAGTGAATAGCAGCTGTAGTACCTGCGGCACCTCTTGTTAAACCTGATAAAGTTCCACCACTATTACCTGTGTAAGTAATAAGTTCATTTCCAACTTGTACTGTACCTGAAGAGGCAAAAGAAGAAGAACTGGCTAAAGTTAAACTTGTAACAGATGCGTTAATACCTGATGATAATGTAGAAGTAAATTGTCCTTGTTGTACACCACCAAATGATCCAAGACCCCAACCTGTTGTTGCAACCTCTACGGCTGGACCTACTGGATAATAGTGTCTAACTCTAATACCACCAGATGTTGTAGCGCCACTACCTGATTCATTAGAACCAACATCAATTGTTAAAGTTGTACTGGTTGGTATTGATTTTACCATAAATTTTATATCGTCAAAAATTGTAGAATTAAAATTAGAATTAGTTATGGCTGTAAAATTATCTAATAATATAATATCGCCTTTATTAGCATTATGTGCAGAAGCAAAAGTTACCGTTACAGTTGAAGATCCGTTAGTTGTAGAAAAAGCACTTGTTAATGTTGTTGTAGATTTAAGTGGGTGTATGTCGTAAAAAATACCACCAGAGTATGCATATAAAATATTACTAGTTCCTAGTGCTGCATACTTGATACCTGATGTATTAACAAAGTGATGAATAGCAGTATTACGTCCTGACATTTCAACAGAGCCTAGTTGTGCCCAACCACCTATCTTCTCAGGTGTACCATATCTAAATCTAACATTATCACCATTGACCCATTGGCTTTCGCCTCCAGTAGAAGTAACTTGTTTATTGAATCCAGGTGCAAATTTAACTTTTTGTAACATATGTCTCTCAGATTATAATAGATTGCGTTGTGAATCAACGAGTTTTGGGTATACCCAACATAAGTCTTTTATCATATAAATTAGACTTTGCAAAGGGTCCATTTGCATGATTGTAATGTAAGAATACTTGACCACATAACTTACCTTCAAACGGCTCTCTCCAATGCTCTAGTTCACAGCCAGAATATATAAGCATATCACCAGGTTTTAAATCAACTCTATTTCCTTTAGGTGCATCAGGTTTCATTATACCTTTATACTCGTCTACGACGTTGTTAGACCCCGTAGGATCTATAAATATAGGCCATGGATCACCACCTAAACATAAAGTAGTTGATATCTCGCAGCTAGGTCTATCTTTATGTCTGTTTAATATATTTCCTGTTCTGTATAATCTTGTGTAAGAATAAGTGGGTATTAAATTTAATCCTGTTTTAGCTTTCATTACAGGTATTGTTTTAATAAGTAATGTTTCCATTAATCGGTCTGCATATTTTGCATAAGATCCTGGTACTTGTTTATCGTGAAAGTTTCCAACTAACCAATTACCTGAATGCGTAACATAGTTTTCTAACATCCAATGGTCTGCCTCTGCTGATATTTTTAAATAAGTATATCCTATGTCAGCTAGTTCTTTTGATATAGCACCTCTAATAACTTGATATTTATTTTTTTTAAAACTCATGTTTGTATAAAATTGTAAGATACTGATATACGCCAGTTCTTTTCACCTTTTTCTGTGTTCATATTTAAATCTACACCGTGTGGTAGCCACGATGGAAAAAATATCATACGACCTTCTATAGCATCATAAGCACACACTCTCCATAATGCTTCAGGAATATTATCTGCTCTTCTAGGCATGTATGTATTAGGTCCTGGTCTAGGGTCTTCTAAAAATAGTTTACCAGAGTTTTTTGGTACTTTCACATAGTATACACCTGACCACAATGAATTAGGATGTGTATGTGTTTTATTATAAGAGTAAGTTGGACTTACGTTAGCCCACATATTACCAAGTCCTAATTTAGGTTTAACCCCATAATCTTTATTACACTCTTCTGCCATTTTAAATAATTCTGATGTTAAAGGATCAAATTCTTTTCTTTGATTCATATCTGTTGGACTGTGCCAACCAAATCCAGAGTTAGTTTTTATTTCACCTTTTGGTTCAGCTTTACGCCACGCTTTTATATGTTTAAATAAATATTTATTTAAATTTTTTGCATTAGGTATGTCTTTAAAATAAACAGGAGTTGGAAATAATACTTTTCTTTGTAATTGACTCATTTAAAAGGTTGGCCTCCAAACCACATAACTAAAGACCTCCTGATACCTTTTTTAACAGGAGCTACTCGATGCCTGATAAAAGATGCAAAGAATATAGCTTGACCTTGTTTAAGATCAGGCATTTTGTTTTTTTCCATAAACTCTAATTCACCACCTGTAAATGTAGATGGATCAGATAATAAACAAGTCATAGATATTTTTCTAACTGGTGGTTCGTGTGTGCCATTAACATCTAAATCCATATGCCAATCATAGAAACCACCTTTAGGGTATACCGTAAATTGTGCAGGTTCTGTTATTTGTACATTTTCAAAACCAAAATGATTTAGGTTTACTAAAGATAATTGATTTTCTACTTTTTTATACATTTGTGGTAATTTATCAAAAGGTATCCAAGATATGGTTGTTGTTCTTTTTTTCTTATCTATACCACCACCTGGCTTATTTATACCTACTTGTGCTTCTTGTGGTTTTTCTGCATGACCTGCGTTTATAATATCTTGACATTGTTGAGGACTAAACATCGGCTCTGTAGTTGTTGCCATATAAGATTGCCATCTTGGCATTTTAATAATCATTCTAAATGTCCTCCAGCTGTTCTTGATGCTACTGGATTATATTCTACATCCATATTGCAAACTAATGTTCTACGTTTTTCTTTAGTGCCGTTGTAAGGATAAACACAATGTCTCATATCATAAGGAAAAATATAAAAGTCTCCTATCTTAGAATTAGGTGAATAATCTGTTTTAGCAAATTGACCTGCTGATGCACCTATAATTTGTAATCTGCCGTTCATAGGTTTGTCTGGTGCTGAATATTCTATACCTGTTTCTGTCGGTAACTTCATAATCATAACTGATGATAAACCTGTAAATAATTTACCTTGATGAATATGTATTGGGTTATATTCATTTGCTTTCATTTCATTAACCCATATAGAATTAATATGTCTATTATTTGGACCTATTTTATTCCACATAAGATAATGATTAAATACAGAATCAAACCATTGTAAAATATCTTTTGGTAAAAAGTTATGTGGATTTATTTTATCATTAGGGGGTCCATCAAAAAATAAAGATACTTCATCTTCTATCTTACCAACTAACTGTTTGTTTGCTTTGGGTAATTCTTTCTTACGTTTTTCATAAATATCATTAAGACCAACAAATACCTCCAAGGGTACTTCATACTTAAGAACTGTCTGACCAAGATAAACAAAGTCAAATTTCATATTATTTTCTTTTTAATTTTTTCTTTTCTTTATTAGGCAATAACTCGCCATCTTTCATTACTCTGTTTAAAGTATCTAATTGTCCTAAAACATTGAATACTTCTGGCTGAGATGAGCCTGGTGTTAAGGTTGCTTTTTGGTGTTCTAATCTAATTTTATATGACTCAGCTTGGTGTGTGTTTACATCTCTGTCATCAAACGATCCGTCATGAAATTCTTTTTTAAGTTTAGACCATGTTGCTACTTCTCTCATTCTATGTTTAGCAACAAGTTCCATACTTGCTTTGCTATATAC